GACCATGGGCCAGTTAGGCATCGCTTCAAAACAGCTAGCTGCATCTAACTCGCCTTCAGTAATAACAATCCTACGGCCACTACTAGGGAAAAGATGCTGGCCAAATAAAGTGTCAGTGGAAATTCCTTCATAGGTGAATACTTTCTTTTTAGTTTTTACTTTTGCTCCTTGAAGTACGCCATCATTCGTGAAATAATGGAAGCGTATGAGTTGTCCATCTGTGTAGATCTTGTAGAACTCACAGGTTTTTTCGGAAATACCCCGTCGCTTAAGAGGGGCTGCATATCCTTGTAGGTAGACATCGGATTTCATTTGATGAGTGTGTTTAATTTCGCCTGTACCTTGTGTGTGGGTTTCACATACAAAGCAATAAGTGTGGTCATCGTAAATAGCGTTTGCATCAGATGACCCACAGTTAGGGCAAGGCCCATGCCTTAAAAATTTAGATGAGCCATTCGAGGGGGATATCATGGAAGTGTGTCCATGGAATATTGTGTTTTTCGCACCATTGTGCGTAAGTAGTTTTTGATTTTTTACTGATTTTGTTGTAAGGAGATTGGAATATCATGCGTAAATCAAGATCAGGATTCTGTTTTATTACTTCCTTGATCTTTCTTCTATCTGCACTATCCCAATATCCCTTGCACTCTAAAACAACATGTTTGTTAGGGAGCACAAAGTCAGGTGTGTATATGTGCTGGATTTGGTAAGCAACTTTAGTAGATTCATATTCGTAATCAATGCCTAAATTTGATAATAGATCAGCTACTTGTTTCTCCAAGCCTGATCTAAATTTATAAGTCTTCTTCTCCATCTATCAAACCTCTCCTTGTTACCCAGTCTTTGAAGTATATTAAATCTTCCTGCTCAACAGTCGGAATGGAGATTCCGTGGAAAGGAGCAGCTTTGTCAATTAGATATTGTAAGTTAAACAGTTCACTAGGACTCATCTCACAATTCCTCATAACACGAAGATCATCTCCCAACTCATGTTTAACATTATGACGCTGTGACCAGCTAAGTTCATAATCACTAAGTGTCTCATACCTCCATGACATCACTTCCGAAACCGTAGATTGTGTCATCAGAAGTCTTCATCCTCCTCACTAGGTGTAACAGCTGGTTCACCTACTTTGAAACCTTTTGTCTTACCAAATAGGTTGGCTACAGCTTCTTCACTTAGGTCACCAGTATCAACACCTGCACTGCCACCAGCAGTTACAAGCTGGACACCAGCAAGCTTAAGTGATGTGCCATAAGTAACCTTATCTACCAGAACATAAGGCTTCTGATAGAAGGCTAGCTTGACCATGCTGCCAGAATAAATAGGTGTTTCTTTATCAAGTATTGGGGATCCTTCAGTATCTACAACAGGAGGTTTAGCATCTTCTTTCCAGGAGAACTTAACCTTATACTTCCCATCAGATACTTCTTCCCAAGGTTCGGGTCTGAGCGTACTACGCTTTGGATTAGCTAGCTTAGATTCTGCCCACTTAAGGGCTTGCTCACGGTCTGACTCCAATGCTTCAATCATATCTTCATTAATCACAGCTGATAGCGTGTAATTATTGAATTTAGCTGAAGGCTTTAGTACACACTGAAACCCTTCTAGAACTACAGGTTCAGGTGTCTTATGAATTGTACGGGTCATTAACAGAAAAAATAAGTGGATTCAACTACTGAAGATGGTTCTAAATCTCCAATAATTGGTGGTTTTGTTTCAGAGCCGATTTGTTCGGCAAAAGCGGTAAGGTAATCGTGCTCAGCAAAAAGATACATGTAAGTCTCTCGGATGAGACCGGATAAGATAGACATGTCTGTAGCACGAGACAGCACGCTATCGTGAATAAGGGCGATAGGCGCATTGAATTTAATTGTGGATAGATGAAGTAAGCTTGCATCCAAACTATGAATTAGGTTTGGTGCAGTAGCAGCTTTATGTCTACTTTTATCTACCTCTTCTGTAGTGTCTGTTGCAACGTTGAGCCTGCATCGTCCTAAGACTTTCAACTCTAACTGTTCAACATGTGATTTCATTAACTTCTGACGTACTATGAACCCTGAAGGTGTGCACCATTCAAGTTCAGTTACGCCACGTTTAAGAGCTTTAGATACCTCATCCTCAATCCATTTCATAACAGCCATAGGACCAGGCACAATGACGTGCATAGCGTCTCTAACTGCTTTAACGACTTGAGTCAGGTCTTCTTTCTCTATCTCTACTCCCTTCTCCTTTAATGCATCCCTTATATAGGATCTATTGGAGAAAGGTTTAGCATTATATGGGACTGTCATCACTGTACGTTTCACAACCTTTCTATCCATGAAGTATTGATACTCCTTAGGACAGTTAGGTTTAGCTGTTTCAGCTACGACAGCATAAGCATCTTGAGGTTCATCACTTGGTACTACATTAACTAACTTAGCAGTAGACTCATCTCTGGCTAAACCTGCCAGTATTTGTAGACCACTACAGGTAGCGTCCGTACTTATCATTAGTGATGTATGATTTCTATCACGTGCTAATATACAGTGATAGTACTCCTCACAAGCAGCTAAGAACTGCCACGGCTCCTCTACATCCTCCCATTCAGTACGATTACCAATAGGATCTAATGCAACGGCACTTATGAGTGTGCCCATACATTTACTCCAATCAAGTCTCTCTTGCATAGTAGCCTTATCAAGACCATATGTAGTAGCTACTTGAAATGCTAACCAATCCTCAGAATCAGGTGTTAGATAAGCTGGTTCAGCAAATCGAATTAAACTTTTTCCAAAGTCAGTATCCTGAGGTGATAGGAAGGCAGGTATAGGATAGGCTCTACCTCTATAGTCAAATGACCAAGGGATATAGAATTGATCTACATCTTTGAACCTCGCCGCTGCCTCCATTGTCATCCTAGTTCTACACGAGCGTTTAAACTCTTGTGCATTCCTATTCCTAACCTCAGCTGCAGCTCTTCTGTAAGACTTACGACTTTCTTTATTGTCTGCTATATCTACAGGCTTAGGAGGTAATGGATGATCTACAATAGGGAGAAACTTACCAACTGCTATACCTCTCTTCTGCAATGTTTCAGCCACATCCACTATAAAGGGATTGAGAGTATAAGCAACCTTCTGTATATGGTTGAGAAAAGCTATTGGCGTTTCTCCCTGTATACATAAGTGGTCGCCATGCCTTACTAATTCATGGCCACGCATCACCTCATTCAAGAGATAACCACCAGGTTGATGGTCAGTCCAATCGTTAGGCGGTACTAACATAGGCCAAGTTAAAGGACTGAATAACTCAGCATTAGCCATGACTTCGTCTTTGATCCTTAAGAATTCAGTAGTAGGTACAACATAGTTAACTCTACGTTTACCTTCCTGCCTCATCTCCTTCTCAAACCAATGGCTAGAAGTCATCAAACAGTCAAGTAACCAGCCTCCTAGTTTAATCCTATTAGCACGTCCCCATGCATTCCACTTCTTAACCTCACAGCGATTCATGAGTGTGGTTATCACTGTGATCTTCTGATGTGTACCACATGATTTATGCCAATAGTTCTTCTTTAATACATTAAGTAAACCAGGTGCATGCTTTTCATAGTGTCTGATCTGGCATTCATCTTCTACTGCTTTACCTATAGCATCACATACGTTAGCTATTAGGTTACTACTATCTTTATAACCAAATACCTTATCAAAGGTAATTTTACATGTGATAGCAGCAGCAGCTAATGGCTCAAGTCCAGAGATATATTGCTGTATCTCTTTGAATGCTACACCATTGTGACCCTCTTTAATACGGTTATTAGTATCTTCTATACGTTCTACTACACGTGGTAATAGCGTATCAATAGAGGCTATACCATACACAGAAGCTGAGGAGTAGTTACTCTCCTCTAGCCTCCTTGTGTTATCTCGTAATCTCTTAAGACCTTGCCTTATCTGATCACGTTCAAGTTGTACTTGTTCATCAATCTGTTGGGGTGTGGCCATTAGGTACAAGCAGTTTGTTACGATCACACATGAGTTGAGCTTCAGCAAGTTGTAGTATCTCTTCCTTATAAGGGTGTTGATCTACGTCCTTGATAAGTTGCTCAACTCGTCGGTTGAATGTAGTGTCATTCATCTTTGTTACCTCTTTGAATTAATTGCACTTCTTCTTCATCAGCAATAACTATTTCAATCATGTCTGGATCATCCATTAGTTTGTTGATCCTCTTCTCTGCTGCTGACCATCTCTTATAGCAATACTCTTTCACTTTACCAGTGTGAGTGCTTGCTCGGATGATACAACAGTGAGTAGGTAAGATCTCCCAACCATGAACTCTCCATTCCATGTATTCTTCGTAGCCAACATCAGGAAACATTTCCCAATGAGTATCTCTATACTCTTTCCAGTTGTTAGCAAATAGTCTCTTCTTAGTCATTCAATACTCCCACATCTTGTAGTTCAGCACCTAGCTTCTTAGCTTGATCTTGTGCATCTTGTGCAGCTTGGTGATGCTCATTAGCCATTACAATGAACTCATGCCCATTGACTAGAGTAGCAAGGTAACGACGCATGAATGGACCTTTACCAGTTAGTGGCATTAATAAACCTCAGTGAGTGTGTAGATACTTATTCTTGAAAGATTGGAGAGAAGCCTTACGTT